AGCTAGGAAATTCATCTTCATTAAAATAGAGCTTGTCGTCACAAAAAATGCCAACACACTCAGATTTATCATCTAAAGTTTGAAATAACACTTGTATTCCTTTGCTGCTATTCTAGTATATCTTTTACTTTGTGGTATGTTAATGGCTTTTCTAAGAATGGACCCAACAATTCTTCGTGGATAAATTTCAAAGCAAAATAATAGTCTTCATTCGGCGTCAAGCGATAGATATTTAAAAACTTACGGATATCTTTTGTTTTTTGTGATGTAGTTTTGTTAATTTGGCGCTCAACTGATCTTAATTGATAATAGCACTTTAGAGCCCACTCTTCTCCATATTGCGTATCGGAGCTAAAAACACCCATGCTAACTGGGCTTCTTGTGTGAACATTCGCATCGACAATATCACATGCTATATTGTTTATAGGAACACTAACTTGAGGGCTCGCCTCCACAAATGTGTTATAAAATTGTAGAAGATAAGGTTTTAAAATTGCCATATCACTTCTCCACGATTCTATAAACGAAGCGCCGAAAACTCGATTAAAGACTTCTAATCCGTCAGATGCTGAGCGTATGTCTGTCGGTCCTGTTCGGTATTTAAAGTAGCCGGGAAAAATAGTGTTTCCTATTTGGTAAATATTAATTTTTCTTTTTATCCCCACATACTGGGGGATTTGAGAGAAACCGTAATAGTCGGTGGCAGGTACGTAACCAGCCAAAATAGGATCATCGCACCTCATCACGTTCTTGATATCCTCTGGAGGATTGGATATGGGGACCCCATACATGTATTCCTGCATAGCGGCACTAGCCAAGTTAGCAACCAGTCGGAAAGGTATGTGCTGATCTATGGAAAAACCATATTGGGCCGCTATGTTCGCAACTATTTGAAATTCCGGACCTCCCCATTTATTCATCTTTTGAATGTCATTGTCGTACCTATCCTTAGAGACCTCAATAGCCAGTCCAGACATCATGGGCGTAGACTTTGGAGATTCCAAGAATCCTGAAAAGGTAATTGGTCCCGCATATGATAGCACGTTTTCTACATAAGCTGAAAACTCTGCTAGAAATCCTTCAATGTTTTGAGTTCGACGCTGGCGAGTGGCTTGAGACATATAGATATCACTAAAAGTAGAGAAAACAGCCTGGGTCATCCAAGCGTCATAAGAGCGTTCAGGAGAAGTCCATGCCTTGTAGGCTTGTATTTGTGACCAGGGACTATCAGCAGGTATGATATTATTTGCTGCAAGATCTTTTATTTTTTCTACAAAATCTCTCCACGCATCTGCTACAAAATCGATAGCATAGTGTACCTTATTGTCAGCGCAATAACGTAACGTCTTGAGGGAAGATTCCCGAGGAACCATGGCATTTCCAAAACTGTTCAGCACCCCGTAATAGCTATCCCTCCCCCAAGTATCAACCATATTAGGTATCAACCCGAAGGGAAAGATATTTTCACGATACATTTTTCTTCCAGCAAAAGTGGTCAAGGAAGAAGCACCATTAATGACCATAGGGAAAAGAAAGTCTTGACTCTCGTCCTTAGTACCATTTTCGAAATAGGTATTACGATGAAAAGGTTTAACTATAGTCATGCGCTATCCCCAGGCATTCGCTCATGAATAGCTTCGACCGTTGTATTAAAAGAACCTGGTCCAATCTCATGGCTAGATTTCACCACTCGATAATAGCCTCCTAATTTCAATTGCCGAGCAGCCTCGGTCCCTAAAGCCATATCGGCATTAATATATATTAGACTACCATTGAGAAGAAAATTATTACCCACCATACCCAGACTACAATCTTGAGGCAGCACTAAGATCCCTGCCTTGTTGACAGGGGTGTTACTCTCGATGTTCATAGCTCTTATCTGGGGCATCTGTTTTTCACTGAAGGAAAACTTCTTTGCAAGACCGTTATCTGCCCCAACAAAGAAATGGTATATTCCTCTCGCTTCATCGTCATCCCTGTATCCATTTAACTCAGCGCCTTGTTCCGCAAAAATTAACATATAATTTGTTGTGCGCCTTGGAGCGGTTGGCATCTCTGGTTGCGTATAGGCATCTTGTATAGCCTTTATGCCCCTCTCAGTTAAAAAGTTTTTTCCCACAGAGCCCTGAGATTTTCCGGAAACGCTCGCTAACCAGCCCGTATCTAGGCGCAACGGAAGAGTAGTATAGCCAAAGTTTATTTTCTCTCGTGGCTTTAAGTCTCCAAAATTCATCATAGGAGAAACAAGCTCATTAAGCAAGGAGTCCAAATACCTTCTAAATGACCATGAATCTCTCTCTATTGAGACAACACTTTCAAAAAACCACTGCGAAAAAGTTGTTAGTGCGATTGGCAGATCCGCAATCGGAATAGGAGTAGACCCCTTAAAATGCTTGTATCCAAGTAGAGCCGGATGATAACTTCCCATGATTACTGCCGCTTCAGAGCCGGCACGGATCGGCGCATTGGCTAAAGCAACCGATATAAGATCCCCTAACCTCATGTAATACCCTGTATAACTGCGGTTGACATCTGTTGAGGAAGCTTCTTGGGCATTTTCTCGCTCATGAAGTGGGTCTAGAATATGTTTCTCTTCCAAGTAGGAGTTGAGATCTTTGCTGCCCCGCAAGGTATCAGCTTGAGCGAGCCCTATTAATTTTTCCTCAACTTGTGACAGGTGCCACTTACTAGCTGACCCTATACGTGAACCTCTTTTAATCTTCACGGCACGCAAGTTATCAGCAGTCCCCCCAAATTCTCGGGACCCCCTAACAGCGCCTATCGTGGTCTGAACACAGAAAAGAATCTCGCTTTCTATAATGCGCTTCATGAACGAGGTGTATTTTTTCTCTCGCACGAGTCTCTTCGCCACCTCTAGGTACAAATTAGCTTCACCCAAGCTTTTGTTAAGTTTCTTTGTTTTCTTGTCTGCCGCTGTTTCAGATGGGGATGCCTTGGCTTTTGATTTAGCTTTCTTTTTGGGCTTCAACGATTCATAGTACTCTATTTCTTCTTCAATTAGAGCTATCTCTGCCTCAATTCCCTCAATACTGCCCAAGAAAGCTCTTGAATATCCCACTGGCGGTGTAGCGCCGGATGAATATTCCGTTCCCGCCACGGCGTCGGTTGCTGCTGCCAGAGTGTCCACGTAAGCATCAGCAACTCTGCCAGCGCCCTGGGCAGCACGAGACCAGGTAACACCCTCAACGTCATACGTCATCTCTCTTGGGTTAATAGTTCTGTATCCCTTTGTGCGGTCGGTAGCGATGCGGTTCAGGATGTATCCGTCTGAATATAAATCGTCATCAGTGTCCTCAAACCACGGGAGTAAGAGCGCCTGTTCCCTGATGGGAGGCTTTATTGTTTCGGCAGCCAATACATCTGTGTGGTTAGAGAGCATTTGTGCATCGAAACTGCCCACATATTCTATGTTTAAAGTTACTGTACCATTCTCTCCAAAATTAATATCATATTTGCTCAGGTTTAATAATATAACCCGTTGAGTTGACTTGACGCCATTCATGAAGCTTTCTGACAGCATTTTAAGATCTGTATTTTCAGGAATTGCCCAGCCACATTTAACTTTTAATATCTTGAAACTCTTAGAAGCTGAGTCTGTTCCAAATGATGGCGGCTCTTTGCCCTGCTTTAAAAATTTCTTACGCTCATCAACCCGTTTTTTTAGCCACGTTTGGCGGTCTGTTGGGTCATCTGGTTTGGGGTTCAAACTAGATGGCTTTGGATCTATTTCAGTCTTAATAAAATCCAAATAGGTATTGTTTAAAAGCTCTATCATAGATCCAAAATACAAACTTAAGTTAGCTTTGATGATTCTATCACCCTGGTGTTTGTTCTCAAAATTCCAACTAAATGACTTTACCCCCACGTTAGTGCCCATTTTATCAGTAGCACTAGTAATATCAGACAACTTGCCCTGAGATCTAAGCGTGGCAAACTCAACCATTTTCTGAGATGATACATAATCACTAAACAGAATTGGCTGATTTTCAAAAAACGTGTTACCAAGACCATCTTTGTGTCCAATAAAAAATTCCAACTTTGGAACCAGAAGGGACAACTGGTCGGAGTTAGCTCGGATAAAGTCTATCGTATCGGCTGAGTTAACTATTTTATTGGGAATATCATTGGCTGGTCCTAAATAATGATAAATGTCTCTAGGTGGAAAATTAAGTTTGCCGCCGCAAGGAAAAAGCTGACTCGTATTAGGCTGAAGAATATACTGGTTTAACAAAAGGAGCTTTTGAATATTCTCCCTTTTAAGCTGCTGCGCTTCTGTTTCTGTAATAGTATCTGGTTTTGCCGAGGACATCTTACACCATCGTTAACACTTCTGACAAAGGCTTCGGAACATAGATAACTTCACCTACCTTAAAGTGAGACTCCGTTGGCTTCTTATTATACCAAGCAATTACCCACCACATCTTTGGGTCCTGATAAAACTCATAAGCTAAATTGTACAGTTTGTCTGTCGAGGTCCAAACGTGAGGAATTGACTCTATAGAATTAATTTGCTCATTCGAGGGATAGCTGAATCTAGCACTCCCATACTGAAAGACTTGATGGATGTCTCTATTTTTGAAGAAAACTTTTTTATATTCTTTGTTATCATTTAAGAATATTGTTCTTCCATCGTAACGTGAGGTTGCCATTGTTTTTGTCTCCTATTAAATGTCCGAAGCACTGCCCGCTGTAGGCAAACCAGCACTTCCGCCACCCCCACCACCAGAGGATGCCTGGGTTACCGCTGCTTGACCAGCAGCAGCAGGACCGTTTGGATCTACAGGTTTTACAACTGACTTTGGCGGGGACGGAGGTTTAACATTTGTTTTCCAAACATTGTTTTGTTTATCGCCATAGGGAAACCCTTGGGAACCGCCTCGGAGGTAAAAACTATCCTTGTCGTCATCTGTACCTCGGCGGAAACCAAGGGCGTGCTCATGCAGCACAGTCAGTTCGAAGTTTAAACGAACTGCTTTCGGTAAATATTCTACACCGCCCGTGCGCAGGGGCCCACCCTGAGCATAAGTAAACATACCCTCTTCCAAGAGGGGGTCCATAGTAAAACCATTAACGTAACCAAGAAGTGGCCCACCTGTCGCACCATTCTGAATCAGGTTTCCGAACTTTACCTTAAGAAGGGGACCCATGTTGATGGTAGAGGCTCCCTGTCGTTGCTCGTAAAGGGGATATAAAAACGTAAATAGCTTATTTATCTTCGAAAGATTTTCTGCTGCCTGATCAACCCCTGAAGAGGGTACTACCCAAGCCACCGAAAGGGCTCGTCTTGTTTCCGAGAATGTAGCGATAGGATCCATGCGACCGAAGACGTTCTCGGCATTCCAATTAGAATTATACGCATCGCTGAATCCATCCAGAAAAGCAGAAAACTCTACAAAGTTTTTCTTTTTATCTGTACTAGTGGGAACATGCTCGATATAGAGAGTAAGCCCCTGATTATATAAATCTTGCTCCCCTGGTAAGCCGGTTTTCATGGGGTATTTAGGATGACTATTGTTTGGCACCTTTTGTTTCTCCCTATGTTATGTTCAGCGGGTTAGTGTATTCTTCATATACGTCCATTACAGCTTCACCAAACACTCTATCATTTACTATTAACTGAATTGGTTGGCGTCTTGTTTGGGCTGAGGATCTTGACTGTCCAGCACTCGCAGTGGCGTTGGCTGCCTCACGCATAGCCAAGCTGTCCGCTGCCTGAGAGGCGTTGAAGGTGGCCTGAACCTGTCCCATCACTGCTTTCATATTTTCTAGGTCCCCCGTACTTACTGTTGTTGAAACAGAAACAATACGCTCTAAACTTGCCATCGATCCAGTATCCGCATCAAATTTACCAAAAGCTTCCGCCAAGGATCCTAACTCTACAACGAAAGACCGGAGACCATTTATAACCTCCGAGCTTCCTAAGCGAGCCATGGCGTTAGCTATGATATCCAAAGAGCCCGCTATTCCGCTGCCCCTGTTTCCTAATGCTGAGGATATTACATGAAGGGCTCCCCCTAAAGCCACTAAAGCTGCCGATAGACTCAACAAAGCCACAATACCAGCAGCAAAAACAATTGCCCCAATACCGGTATACATGACTGCCCCCAGTGCTAGTATAGCTAGACTCAAAATACCAATGGCACCGGCGGCGGTTGCCAACTCATCTAAACCAACATCTGTAAACGCCCTCAAAGATAATCCTAAAAGCCCAAGCGACGCTGCCAAGCCGACGAGTGCCAAGGCACCTTTAGCAATTTGTGCTGGGGAAATAGTCGTCATGAAAGCAAAAAATCGCTGGAGGGCAGCGCCCAAGTTTGTTAGGAAAGCCGGCATTGTTGGAGCAACAAAGCCCAGCATAGTAAACAAGGACCCCAACATTGGACCAACAATAGGTAGTGTGGTGGCTAGAGTGGCCACTATAGTCAGAATCCCTTTCATGGCTGCGACGAACAAAAGTACTTGAGCAATGCCACTGTCAGCAAGGAACTGGACAAACCCCATTATTATTTCAACCACTGGTGCTATTTTTAAGAAAAGGTCCTGCATAGCGACTTTGAATTTATCCATAGCTGTTGTCATGGCTTCTGCTCGCTCTTTCAGTTCTTTCTGTTCTTTGTTATATTTCCGCAATTCTACGGGGTCGCCAAACAAACGGCTAGCCAAATCTACATCAACACCCAAGACCTCGGCAATGGCTTGCTTCTGTCTTCGATCCATATCTTTAAAGTTTTTGCCTCGTAAATCAAATTCTTGTCGTAGAATCTTAATTCTATCTTCATGACTGGCTGTCATTAGTTCAACTGAATTTAACTGAAGCCCAATTTGGGCATTTAGTTTTCCGGCAAGGTCAGCAGCACCCTGAAAAGTATCAAAGGCTTCCGCAATGTTAAAAGCCTCCTGAAGGTCCATCCCCAATGCTCTGGCCTCTTTGGAGAGTTCTTTGAATACTTTTACGCCCTCAGCACCATAGCGAGCAAGTTGTGGTTGCAGCGTGCTGAAGTCCTTAACCATCTGGCTAGTGGGGAGACCTATCTGTTGACCGAGTTGGTCAAAATCTATAGCAACCCTTTCAGCAGCGGTCACTGTCATATTCATCCCACGGGTCAGACCATCAAAAAGTACGCCGGTTTCCTCAGCACTAACTCCCATCTTAGACAATGACGCTGCCGTATCTCGTAAAGATTTACGAGTATTGTCACTAACCGTGGCGAACAAGGTCATATTAGTTGTAAGTCCGCCAATAATTTCAGACCCCTCTGCCAGAGTAAGTCCTAAAGTATTGTTCGCTGCCGTAACATCTATTATATCAGCAGCAAAAGCCTGAGTGTATCCAGTAGATTTTGCGAGAGCAACGTTGGCAGCATCAAGCTGATGTGCCATCTTGATAAGCTCTATTGTTAGACCTTTTGCTGTAGCAAGCTGATCGAGTTGAATCCCAAGTAACTCGGATGAAATATCTCGAATTGTTCCACGAAGTTCTGCTTCTTCAGCAATTTGCTCTCGTAAATCTAGCTGAACTCGGTAACGTTCCTGCGTGATATCCAGTTGTTGCTGGCTTAAACCGACCTCTTCATTGAGTGCAGCAACATTGCCTTCTAGTGCTTGTTTCTGTTCTTCCAGAAGTTGCTTATTTTGCCCGGTGGCGGTACCTATCTCTTGTTCAAGTTTTGCTATTTCTCGCTGGCTCGTGAGAATCTTAGCCTTCTTCTTATCGTTTTCGTCAGTTAAGTCTAGGAGATCCCGCTCCAACTCAATGCGGCGTTCTAATATTTTTAATTCTTCTTCAGCAGCAGTTAAGTTGCGTTCATCAACCATCGGATGTTACCTCAGTTCCGAATAGGCCAAGCTATTCCAGCTTCCCTTTCGAATCTCTTAATAGCCACATCAAGCTTGGCTTTCTGGGAGTATGTCATCGGATTATCAAGACCGTACTTTTTAATATAATTCATATATCTTTTTTCATTAACAAGGGCATCAGTGAATCTTTCCACTTCTATTTTGTTCCCTCGAACACGAACAGGGATCCGCCTTCCCTTGTACATCTTTGAAAGCAAGTATTGTATCCACGCCGCAAAGACGTGGAGAATGTTTTCGTTGAGTTCACCCTTACGAGCAGCACCCAAATCGAATACTATTTCTTCTAATTGTTCTTCGTTAAGCATATTAATTCCTTAGCAACAAACACAGTTGCTTAGTAAATAGTCATTAAATTAGATTTATGATCAACTACCGTCGCCGAGATTTAGCTTTAGACATAGCTTTCTCATGTTGGTCGGCTTCATCCTTTTTCTGCTTTGCTAAACGACGCAAAAACCAACGTCTTAACACCACTGGGAGATTGTACGCTTCAAAGAAGCTCCAACCACCATAATACTTTAATTGAAAAAACTCTTCGTATACACTTTCAGAGTATGCCTCATTTAGGCCAAAAAAAGTCGATGGTCAGCGGAACCTCCATGTCCGCAGAGTACCCGCATGAACTGCACTCGAATGTTTGTGTAAGGTCAATATTAGGAGAAGCCGCCGCATAGAAGGTTCTCAAGAAGCGTGAGTCTCGGGCTGGCATTGCGTTAACAAAACTAGCGACAGTCATTACGTCGTCAGAACCGTTAACCGAAACAATGAACGCTCTAAACTGGTCTGTAAGTGTTGAGTCATTAAGCTTTTTCTTAGCGTTACGCTGTGCCTTCTTGAACAGCATCATCTCATCCTCTCCAGTAAGAAGCCGAACCTCGACCTGAGCCTTTGTCATAGGAGTTTCGAGCAAGAAGGTATTACGGTCAGTTAGCGTTGCATTATAATCTTCTAGCGCACTTGAGGGATCCGAAACTATCCCATCGTCTAAATCAAAAGCATATTCGTTTTGCTCCTGACAAGAGGGACAAGTTACTTTGGTCTCGTAAATGTTGCCATACCCAGTTACTCGGGCGGCAATGATTAAAGCATTCTTATCACCAACCAAAAGAGAGTTGATATTAATGCTCTTATCGACTATTAGATTCTCCAAAACTCGATCGATAGCTACTCCGGCTTTGACAAGCGACCTTGAAGTCAAAATGTCTTCTTCTTTGGCAGTCATATACTTAATTTCTATATTACTGCTATTATGGAGTGGGTGACCCGGAGGGTAAAACTTTCCTGCGCTTGGCAGGTTAATCATTTCTGTGGGGGTTGCCCAAGAGAAACCACCCCCAGTCTGTGCTGTGATAGCAGCAGCGGGGGGGTTCTCATCCATTTCTAGAATTTCTTCGCCCTCTAAGCCAAGGCGATCTTTATTTCTACTCATATTTTAAAACCTTTCTTAAGAAACTTTTTGTTTATCCTACGGAACCCTGAGAGTACCTAACGCCGTTGCCAGCTTTGGAAAGTACGGCATAGTCGTACACGATCTCCATTGTAATCTCATTCATATCGTCAGATGAATAATCAAGGGCTCCGCCAAAGTCAATACTTGATACCCAGGGATTGGTCAGTGTCCATGTTTCAACAATCCCTCCTTCGCCATTGATCTGTGAAATGCTGACCCCGATGAGACCCTGTTGAACCGAGGCTTTCTTGCTAATAGTGCCCCGCTTGTTTTCATCTGTTGGGTACTGATACCCGGAGGCTACAATGCGATCGAGCATCGTCTTTGCCATGTCAGGATCTAAAGGGTCAACCAGAGTTACGCTAATCGGATCCCAACTAGCACGTCCCGGATACTTAAATGTATGATTCAGAAACGTATGTTCAACAGTGTTGATATTAACCTTTGGTTTGTTTGTTGTTTTGATAACCCAAACTGGAATATTCCCAATATTGAGAATAAATCGATATCTGCGCTTTGGATCGAGGTCCGAGTTGTTCCAGAACTTCATCTGTTTGTGCTCCTATTATTAGTATATAGTATTTCCATAACTTTTTTAGTCCTCAAAAGAAGCGCCACTATTAGTGACCACAAAGTCAATAGCAAAGAACTCAGCAGCACGAGTAGGTTTGACCAACAACTTAGCATAGATAATATTTCTATCAATCAAGTCTGGAGTAGTGGTGCTTTCGTCAAGAATCAATCTAAAGTCTTCGATTCCGAACTGAGAGCGAACATCGCTAAGAATAGGTGTTGCCTGCTGCGTAAACCGAGTCCAAGTGTCTTGAGTATTCGGAGCAAACAATAAGCGAGACGCAATGAATGAAATCTCACGCTTCAAGTAAATCATCAAGCGACGAACATTAATCCGGTCAAGAGCCGAAGCTGTCTGTTGGAGCGTCTTCTGTCCAAAGATAACGATTCCTTCCGCCGGGAACTTAGCAATCGGGTTAATATTTGCTTCGTAGAGCGAGTCTCGATCAGCCGAGGTTAGGCGCTTTGAAACATCCAGCACCGGAACACCGCCGCCGCCATCTGTCAGTCCACCACGGGCAAAACCAGCCGGGGCAAACCACGGAGCAGCAATATTGTCCGTGTTAGAGAGCGCACCAAGAGCCACAATCGAAGGGGGTGCCCACAGGCTTCTCCCGGAATTTGTGTCGTTGATGAGCACCCATGGATAATAAGTTGCCCCATAACTTGTATTAAGGTTACGAGCGTATAAACCATCTACTGCTTGTTTCACAGTAAAGGCATTACGTTGCGCAGCACTTAAAGCATTGGCTGTATCTGGAGTATAGACATTTTGAATATCAATAAGTGCGAGAGAGTCGCCTCGATCTTCGGCAGTGTCCAACAGATAGTCAGTAGCAACATTTTGAGTTATTCCAGGCATCGCTACCGCATTCATTTGAACAACTTCTGGATCGCTAATAAGGTTGATTGCCTTCTGAATCGAGAACAAAGGATAGGATGTCTTTCCGTCTGTAGCAGCATTAAAAGCCGTAGACAAGCGGAACGGGTCTCTCTCCGTAATGTCAAACCCATCTACACCACCATGAAGTGTAGTAGTAAACTTATCAATACCAGCCGCCAAAGTTCCTGTGTAACTCTGTAAAGCAGAAACGCTCGACCCCGCTCTTCGGTAGCCTTCGGAATAAGCAGCCGCACGAGCCACGCCGGCCGAGTTAAGTGTTCCAGAAACATTGTCTAGAGAAAATACCCAAGATGTCTGGAGTGGGTCGGAGTTTCCAAGGCTTTGACTTGGTTGTGTCGCAATGTTATGCGTAACCGACGCTGGGGTACCCTGGAGTCCTTTGGCGGGTGAGCGAAGGCAATCCACCAACTGTTCGCTGAGAGTTGGGTCTGTAGCTGTGCGTCCAGTCCATGCTCCCCAGAATACATTGTTCATACCACGGGGGCGACCCCAAGTGTTGTTAGTCCGCAGGGGCACACTTGGGAAGACAATGGATCCACTAAAGCGATAGCTTGTGTTAGTTTTGGTTGCCTTCTTCCCGAAGGAGAGAACAACCGTCGAAGATGCGACGTCATGACCACCTAAGGTGCCGTATGTTGCGGCATTTCCGCCCATTATCATGCTGGAAGCCGCTCCGGGCATTCCACCATAACCGGTGCCCTCGGCTGTGTAATTAGAGGCCGGCTTGCCATCAGCGCCGCCAACACCAAACCTGGCGGATCCCGAAGCTACTAGTACTGTACGATAACGCTGCGGACCCCACACACCGAATGGCAACAAGCGGGTGTCTGTAGCACCACGATCCACATCTTCATCCACTTCTACACGAATATATGTAGATTGGTTCTCATATGTGCCATAAGTAATATTTACTTCTTGATCTTCGTTGTACTCCGGATATTGATCACCGATAACCTTAGCAATATAATTTGACGAAGCTGGGTTGAGGGTTAGAGAATCAAAACGCTCCAAAATCTGAGGAGCATCATCAGTATCCCCAAGGCTTCTAATCAGCAAAGAGAATGTTCCGTACTGCTGAAAGTCGCCACGAGGCGCTACAATGTTTGTGATAGAAATTTTAATCTCTTCTTGTGCCCAAGAACCCTTAGTTCTTGCTACGCAGCGGAAAAGTCGTTGCATATTCTCAGAGTAATATGATGCTGCTAGACCAAGATCCTGCGCTATAAACCAACCAGTACTACTGGCAATAGCTCCATAGTTACGATCATTCAACTCTGTTCCATCCGAGGGGATGGCTCCATTTTCAAGGGGAAATATCGCAACATGGGCGGAAGTATTGATGCCCGCCCCTAGCTCACCAATGCTATTGGCTCCTACAGCCACCAGCGACCTTTCGTAAGACTCGCCGAGCCAATACTTACCACCCTGAGCAGCGGTTTGAGCGGCTGTGGTTGTAATATCGCTGTTTGTCAAGGTGGGATTAGTATTCAAAACCTTGCGTATAAACCTTGGAGAGTTAGGATCAAGACTTACTTTAATCTTCTTTCCACCGCCAGCAGTTCCGTCGGCGGAAATCAGCAGAGTAAGCTCTCGGTTGGTCATGGGATACATGGTACAGCCAGCGTTGGATGTCAGCGCCCCGCCCGTCATCACTTCGGCAACAGGCGACCCGTCAATAGCTACTCGACCTGTGGCGCAATATACGACAGCAGCCAAAGACCCAGTTTGAGTAGTTGTAGAAGCAAGCGAAGCCGATGGCCAAACCACCAGTCCCCATGCGCCGCCGTTTGCCGGAGTGGCATCAATCGTTCCGGCTTTCCATCCAGCCAGACCATTCCCAGAAGCGTCATTTGCTTGTTCACCTAGAAGGCGAACGTAGGTTAAGGTTGAACTATTTTTAAGCCACGCTTGGGCGGCATAACCACCAAAGGTAGGGGCGCTTTTATTACCCTCTCTCCAGTAATCACCGGGCTCGACGCCTGCTATGGGCTCGCCGAAGGTGGTAACAAAATCAGAAAACGAGGAAACCTGAACTGGGAGCATTCCCGGTCCTTTTCTAGCCGTTCCTACCACCACTGGTCCAATAGCTGCCGGTATATCCGGGATCGCCGAGTTATCGATCTCGTCGATATAAACGCCAGGTGAGATGAACTTGAACTTTCTTGAAGAATTATCCGCCATTTTAAACTTATTCTCCTTTAAAAATGCCTACATAAAAATGTGTGTATTGGGAGTTACACTATTATTAAATAGTTCGATAAACCGTCAAACTCCCTGCTGTTGTTAAGGACGATATTTTTCTTTTTTGCCGTAGTGAAAATCTGGTATATCACCAACTACAGCACGCTCACGTCCGATTGTAACTTTAACTGCCGACTCTCTTTGAACGATTGTTGGTGTTCTTTGGTTTGTTTCTTCTCCCACTATGTATCCCAAAACACGAATAGTGATATTTGTTTTAAAAATTCTCTCGGCGACGTCCAAGCCGGATGAATTATTATCTAGGGAAAAATCTGGCTCCATAAAAGCCTCATAGTTGTTTCCCTCGTGGGAGACTTGGAAGACACTAGGGGTACTTGTTCGAGCTAAAAAAGGAGCGACAATTTCATTCATCTGCTGGGCATAGCTCGACACGAGCCCAATGGTATATGATACCTCAATAAAGGTGGGCATCGGCACTAGAAGAGTCTCATATACAATCTCTTTATTGTTGCCCGGAAAGGTTTGCTTGTTTACATCAGTGCCTGATGGTGATTTACGGATTGAATTAGCGTTAGCAAAGTTCTTAGTCTTATCTTGTTGTACCCTACGAGTTATCTCAACGGAGCCTCCTTTTTTATAATAGTCAAAATATGGAGGAACATACACGCCATAGCGACCTTTATTTTGAGGATTCCTATTGACAGTCGTGCGCAAGATTGATATCATTGGGTATTCTAAAGTTCTGCCACCGGACTTATCTGGGCTTCCTGAGCGTATGGTTCTCTCATTCTTTATTTGATATGCTCTTTCGGGGACCGAAAAAATAACCGGAACTTTACCGAAGCCTGAGTTCTTTGTGGCATAGATATTAAGTTCTTCATTTATGTAGTTATAGATCGCATAATCTATGTCTTCCATAGAAGAAGGACTAAAAGGGTAGTCAATTTGCGATTTAATATTAGGACGTGGTTCACTTGGCATTGAATAGACCCTCCCTGGCCTGTTTACAAACAGCAGTAACCTCTAGGGACGTTCCATCAGCAAAGTCGCTATCTTGCCCAAAAAGATATCGTGGCTCGAAAACATCTACAATCTCAAAATACATCCCATCGTACTGTACAAAATCTCCAAGGCGCACAAATAAATTTTGATCTGCTGTTAAGCGGCGCTTGTGGAAATGAATGGTAATGTTGTAGAGGTTATCAAAGCCATACTGTTGCTGTACTCGATCAGATCCGTTAAACTCCACTAAAGAATAGACCCGTACCGGAGGCAAAAACGTCTTCTTGATCGCCTCTCCATACAAAGGATGATAATTGGTCTTCTCCATATCCAGCGAAAAATACAAAACCTGTTGACCAATGATGCGCTCGATGACCTCATCATTAATCTGCTTAACAAAATTTCGCTCAGCCTTCCCTACAAAAAGAGGGGGAGGTGGTGATACTGGCTGTGACCAGCGATTGGCGTTTGCTCCTGCTTTCCACGTTGGCATTTATTTACCCCACATAGATGCCTTGCGGTATCTTTGATAAAACTTCCTGGACACTGGCTTGCATAGCAGAGTCGCCTTCTGCCAGTTTTCCGTAAACTAGTTCGTCAAACACTCCTTTAAGTTCTTCCCTTAGGCTGTTTTGCTCCTCCTTGGACTCACTTATTAAAGCTGGACCATTTAGAGTTACATCATTTCCTGGAATAGGTATTGAAGCCAACTTAGAACGGACCTGCCCTAGAGTCTCTTTACTTAACGACAAGGCAAAACGGCGTATCCACTGTTTGCCTATACTGTTAATATTAATATAAGGAACGTTCGGAAAAGGCAATGAGTTTATATTATTGACACCATCAGCGCCATACTTCCTATCCGGTTGTTCGTCAAAAGCATCCTCAGAGACTCTGAAATCTATCCAAAACTTTTCTGGGTACTGACCGTCTGGTATAGGAAAGATTCTCAACCTATTGTCATTAATTTTAAACGAATAATGAGAAGCCCTGACATGCATGTCTTCTTTGAATGCGTAAGCCTGAAGGACGTTTTGCCATGCTGGGACTAATTGAAAGGTACTGTCATCGGCATACATCCCATAAGTAGAAAGATTGCCCACAGTTCCTACCGGATACCCCCCAAAAAACTGCCACATTGAGCCGGGCGTCTTATAGTATACCTTTTGAATTGTTATCCCTGTTTTTCCTATTTTTCCAAAGTAAGGAACAGCGTTAGGGTTTCCTGCCTCGATAGAGGCACTATAAATTATAGCCTGAAGATCGTAGTCTTGCTGGTTTCTTACGGGAGAGAAAGAAGCAGAGTAGATCCTCTGAGAGGCACCCACCGGGACATGAAGGCTGGCTCCTCTGGAGATATGAGTAGCATAACCTAATTGGAACCTAGGAAACTTAAGGTTTGGCTTAACGTCTACACCTTTACCATAGGCTGTAAACTCCCCGTCTTGATTGAAAGATCCTGTAGAATTCCCAAGCATATCCGATAATACATTTTTTGCCTGGTGAGTGTTTAACAAATATGAATATTCTAAACAAGCTTCCTCATAAGCATTGTACACGTTGGATGGTGTTATTTCTAAATCAAGAACATTACCACCCAATTTATTATAAACATAGGCTACTTGATCTACTGCTCCCGAAAGAAATGATCGAACTCCCGCACTGGTTATCCCGGCGGAAGTATATATTCCATATGCGAGAGTGCCCTCAACATCTGTTAAGGTTCCGGTAGATGGCAGAACAACAGAACTTACAGTGCTCTCAGGTTGAAGATTAGTTGGCATTTAGCATGTACCTCGTTTGTAAATATTATTAATTAGTTTTGTCATTGAAGACTTTACTAAAAATAAAAGAAAACCCCGCCACAAGGACGAGGTAATCTTCGGTTTATTCACCTGATTTGGTTTTTTATATTAAACCAAGTCGTGGCAAACCACCAAGCCGTACATGTCCGGACGAACCATCTTCTTGGCATAGCGAGTCATGACTCCCTTACGGGGCACGAAATCCTCTGTACCAAAGATGGTCGGCGTGACTTGCAGCGGAACATATGGAGCGTACACATAGCCGCTCTCAAGGAAACTAGTACCACGGCGTCCAACCAAGAGAAGGTTGCGTGGGAAGTAAGGATCGACGAAAACGTCCATCTTACGACTCAAGCTACCGACCTTAACAGCACCCCAGCTACCTTTTTCCTCATCCACTACAGCGTCAGCACGGAAGCCTGCTGTAAACTCCATTACGCTTGCTACTTCTGGCGATGTAATAACAAAGTTAGCTCCGCCACGAAGCGTCTTACGATGGATACGAGCACTGAGGTCATTAATGGTTTCGAGAAGAGTCTCGTACCACTCCGACACGGTGCCGGTGAAGTCAGGATAAAGCGATGTGGTTACATCTTCTCCGTTTTCACGATTCAAGAAACGACCAGGCTGACGGCTCCAGTGAAGCATTCCACCTGTTTGTCCCTTAATAAGATCTTCAAGAATTTCTTGATCGATCTCAAGAGCAATGTGCTCCGAAAGAACACTTGTAAGCTCAACTTCGGCGTCCAAGTTATGATAAGCGTTGAGGTCCTGAGCAAGCTCGGGGGTCCACTTAGCCTTCAGCTTCTTGGTCAACGCTGTAACAGCCACCGAATCAACCTTAATGTCGATTTCCGGAATTGCCGACTGGTTTTCCAGGTTCCATGTGGGTCCACCTCGGATCGATCCGAGAGCGTTGCCAGCCTGGAATACATCCTTAACTGGCCAAGAGATACCACCCGCCAAAGCGGCAAGGTTAGCACCGTTTGTTGCAGCCTTAAGATCAGCTACATTGACCGAACCAGTCGGGGCGGCGAAGACGAACAAAATGTTGTCTCTGGACGAACCCGAGAACTGTGTAAGGCGACGAATTTGCGGAACACTACGACCGTTGACCTGAACTGAACCAGTACCAACAGTAATAGCAACCAAGTTATCTTCGTTCAGATTGCTAAAGCTCGTTGTCGGCTCTTCGAGGATTACATAAGTAGTCGAACCTGAAATGAATGCCGGATCATCACGCAATACGCTAATAACGTTGTTACGATTTCCATAATCCGATTCACCGAACGTTCCGCTTTCCTTGGCGGTAAGCTGGAGGTTTAATGCCGAACCTGTGGGGCTCGAATAGCCGTTGTTCAAGCTGTAAAACGATGTTTCATCACCAAGTTGTCCACCATCTTTGGGGAAATCAATTTGATTAAGTGGTCCCAGATCAACACCGCCAGTAATTCCAGCGCCGACACGACCCTTACCATAAATCGAAGTTCCTGCCATCGCACCAAGGCGGTGACCAGCATTCATTCCACCGTCACTGCTGTACACAAAGTCGAGGAAGAAGATGAGTCCACTAGGGAGGCTCATCGGTTGTACCGAAACAACATCTTGTGCCAAAAGGTTACCGAATACACGACGAACCAATGGGAATGCAACCGAGGCAAAGCCTTCTACGTCACCAGCAGCCATTGTGCTGGTTTCTTTCAACAATTGAGCAGCCTGGTTTTCTAAAAGACGAGCCATGTTGGAGCGTTGAATATCTCCGAGGCCTTCTAAAAGTCCAGTGCGGTCCCATTTGTCGAGAAGGGCTTCACCTTCGTTGGCAAGAGAGCGTTCTCTTATGCCTTCTGTGAGTCTTTCTACTACTGACATTTTATTAATCTCCTTATATTTATTATCAGTTTTTGTTTAAACCCGCAAGGGTTGCCCAACGATTTACCGTTGGGTCTGAAGAATCAGAGGTGCTTTCGTCTTTACGACGGCTGCTAAGAATTACTGACGATTTTCTGGATACAACTTCAGACAACGATTGTGTTTTGCGCTTTGTATGCGCCATTGTCTTTTGAAGAGTTTCGAAAATGGTTCTCGATTCTTCCACTGATTTTGCTCGACTGACCAACTCAGCAATTTTTGACTTTTGCTGCTCATTCAAGGAGGTGTCAGTAAGAACTTTATTTGTATATAAAAGCCTTGCATTTTGTAAATTAATATCTTCAAGCTTATTTTTAAGTTCTTGAAGTATATGCTTCATTTTTTTATTGTGAGCACGAAGAGACTCGTTTTGAGATACTGCTTGCTTTAGCTCATCCGACTCCTCTTTATCCATACCGTCTGTATAGTGGTGAGTCACAGCCTCTTCTTCACGCTTTTCGTACTCTTCTTGCTCCGCCTCGTCCACTAGGGCTTCCATGTCTTCTTTAGGTATTTCTAAGGAAAGAACTTCTTTAAACATTTCAACCAAATCGTCTGAGTCAATTTCCACATCGTCTGAGCGGTTGGCGACGGGATCGTCGTCGATCTCAAGATCAATTCCAATTTCGGCGGCTAGGGAGTCCCTATCCATTTCGTCAGCGTCGCCTTCTTCTTCATCGGCGGCGGCGAGGATGTCATCCAAATCTACAACTACAACTTCTTCCTCGTTATCGCTGGGTTCGTGAGCCATCGGCACCTGCTCCATGGCAGTGCTGTCAACCTCTTCTTCAGATGATTCGCCACCCATGAGATCTATTTCTTGTTCCAAGAGGTTACCCACAGCAGCCTTAACTTCTGCGGAGTACTTCTCTACGATCATCGCCTCGGCGTTTTTAAGAGCAGCATCTCGTAACGTAGACGCATCAATAATAGCCTGTTCTAGCATACTTGACATAAAATCTTCCCCTCACTAATGAGAATACATCAAATTATATAGTTTGTCGGGTCCTGAAAGTCCCTGGTTTTTGCTTTTACTGACTTTAAGCGTTAATGCCAGAGCCACTTAGATTAGCGGTCGCACCGGGATTGATACTAGTAAGAGAGGCATAAAGGTTAAAATAACTATTGTTACGACCCAGTACCTCGGTCACCCAAATTTCAGAACACTTCACGTCAATCGTTACAGGTTCACAATATTGTGTTGGGTTATTAGTAGATCCAGTAGGAAGATAAGGCATATTAAAAGTGTGCCCTTGACCCATTACACGAGGATTTGTTGTTGGATCAGCAAAACTTACAATATATTGGCTATTTTGCGAGGGAAAAAATGTGATAGACTTGGTGACATTAGGAAAACTAATTTGATATGTGGTGCTCGCTTTGTCACCCACTCCAACACTACCAGTAACAAATGGAAAGCCAGATACCTGAAAGGCACCTGCCGAGCCGAGACCTGGTTGTTGGAATCCTCTTCCGTAATTTGTTGTGTCTGGGCTTGTAGCCATTATCTTTTCCTCCGCTTAGGAACTATTCTTTCCGTAGTCTTAAATAGTTCATCCCTTTTTCTATTTATCTTTTGAATAAGTCTTTTTTTGTTTCTTTTTTGTTCAGCACGGATTTGTGTCGGCTTAGTATAATAGCAGCGATTACGAAATTCTTCAACAATTCCTTCTTTTTTACTCTTGCGAATAAACTTCCTCACCATCTTTTCAGCGTCGCCGCCGCACTCGTGGGCTTCTACTGTCAATACCCCGCTTAATGTTGGCTCTTGGTGTCTACTTTTGTTTCTCATGTTATCTTTTCTTTCCGGCAGCAAGTGCTGCCCAATTAGATGCGCCAGGAATGGCGCTGATGTCTAGACCGGGATCTCCAGCAGATAATCCAGCAAGGGGTCCGTTTCCTTTTCCTTCGGGAATTGGCTTGGTGCCCTCGAACAAACCAGGGTTTGAAAATCTTTTTTTCAAATCTTCATACCCCTGGTTTCCGACTGCCTTAAGTACTTCTTTCTTTGTTTCACTCAAAGCAGTCCGTGGCGGTGTAAGCGTGCGGCGTGGGGAATCCTGTAAGGCACTTGATCCAAGACCGGCGGCCACTTCAGTGATAATACCAGAGAGAACACCCTCCTCAAAGATAACCTCTTTGACGCATTCTTTAATAATATTTTTGAGTTCCGATTTTTTCATCTCTTTCCTTTCTATGTTAGCCGGCGGTGGCTAACGGATTACTACTAATCATTGCCCACTTGCTCCCGGTCCAAATAAATTCAAATGCAGCGCCTTGTTTATTATTTTCGAAGGCGATGCCGCTATACGAACCGAGTATGTTTGTAGTGCTCACTGCAATAAGCACATTGTTAGTGGTAGTGTTTAATATAATTTTTAGTATTTGCCCGGCAGTTGTGCCATCCGCTAGAGTCATCACATGTGCCCCGACAGCGGCGTTCATCGTAATAGAAGTAGCATCGAGAAGATGAACAGAACTAGCAGGTGTCAGCGTACTTGTTTGACCATTTCCCAAGTCTGTGCTTGTCGTGCCTAGTATGACCTCTTCTGTTGCCTTAAAGTCTCCACTTACTTCAAGCGAGTGGGTTGGTGTTGCCGTATGAATGCCGACATAACCATTTGTTCCCTCTAGTGTGATACGGGCAGCATGACCACCGTTTACACTAGCATTAGCGATCTGCAATGGTCGGCTACTATGACCAATCAAGGGGTAAAATGCATCCATAAAGAAAGCATCTGCCAAAGATCCCGTGAACGTCGTACCGGCTACATCCTCTAATGCCAGCGAGCCTTTTCTGTTATTTCTACCGGAGGTGTCTGAGTTGCCAT